AGCACCACGCTGTGTCTTGAGATAATGTGTATTACCAATACCAATATTGGCAGTATACATCACTCTTTGTAAATCAGATCCAATACCTGTCTGCGTAGTTACAATACCAATAGTGTCATTACTAAGAACCTGTACATAAAGTTCTGGAGGAAGTGGACGTTTGAAACCAGTTGCCACCCTCTTCATTGCATCAGTCTGATATGTTAGGGATGTACCTGCACCAGGACTGTAAAGAACTTTCTCACCATGTTTGAACTTATGACCAGGAACATATAATGTTCTTGTTGGAATAAACTTATCTTTTATCTCGTTATTATAAAATGCAGATGTTTGATTGCCACCTCTAGCAGCAACACTAACAGTTGTACCAATACCAACACCAAAGGTTAGACCAACTCCAACAGACTTTTCAGCATTGAAATAGAAACTAATATCTTCTGGTGTTGCCAATTCAAATGGACTTTCTAAATCATATGTAAACTCATTCTCAAGTCTAGTAAGAACAGCTCCAGATGTATGAGCAGCACCAGTAGTACCGTTCTGTGCTCTCATCATCTCTAATCTATTATTCTTTATGTCAAAGTTATAGATCTTGAGTTGCTCACTATCAATCTTGACAATATCATTGATCTTGAATTTACCACTTGCAGTAACATCAGGAATCCAATCATTTATCAATACGCTGGTTGTTAGACCAGTTAGAGCAGAAGTGCTCATTGACATTCCAAGACCAGAGCTAACTTCTTTTAGATTGATCTTAGGTGTTGCTAGTAATCCTTTCCAAGTAGTTCCTACTCCAAGAATTTCTACATTTGCTCCATCAGGAATACCATGTGGACCTGTATGAATACCAGTTACTACAGGACCATTTGCAACTAATACAACATCACTTATAGTAGTAATAGTAGAAGTAAAGCTTGTAATACCTGGTCCTTCAATACGAGCAACTTTACCAATTGCACCAAATCCTTGAGTATCCTTATTATCAAATACTAATTTGTCGCCAACATTATAATCTTTACCCGATACAACAATATCAATATGTTCTATAGGACCACTCTTAGTATTAGTGATCTTAGAATTGATAGTTGTATTCCTATTAGAGTTAGTTACAAACTCATACTCAGGAATATTATATGGTTTGGTATTTCTAACCAAATCCAATTTGATTGGATCTAAATCCTGATCGGAATTATATGCGGTATTGAATTCAATAGGTTTAGAATGATACGTATCACCAATAAGATATGGGAATACTGGCGTTCTAACTCCGTTGAATGGGGATGTTGGGTTGTTTACTGGAACCGAATCAACAGTAGCATAATATGCATATGTTCCATTAGGGAACTCAGGTGTAGCAGCAAATCTACCATTATGCTCGTCTAGGTCACCAACGCCGTCAACATAGGTATAGTCCTCACAGAAAAATCCTGCTGGATACTTAGTGATATTTGGACCATCTACCCTCTGACTTGCTAGTTTGACATAACCAGACTCCATATACTTGATTTGTCCATTGACAACACCATATGGTCCGTATATTGGATGTCCATCATATGCCCAACCAATAATAGGTGAATGATCTTGTCCTACATCACCTAACCATTCTCTTAGTAATCTTGGGACATAGTAATTGACATATGGATTGCCAAGATCAGAATCCTTTACAGTCGCATAGAATCCATCATCCTCTTTGACATCACCATACCTAGCATACCTATCAACTTGGTTTACTGTCCAAGTCTTTATATTACTAGAGAATAATCCATCATCACCTGGAGTTTTTGCTCTAGCAATAGTTTGTTCTTGCGTATATCCACTACCCTTATCAATCATCTCAATACTAGTGATTGTTCCATTTGATACTACTGCTTTCGCTTTAGCACCTACACCATCACCAGTAATGACTATATCGGGAGTACTCCAGAACTGTTCTCCACCATGCTTGACAATAATTTGATCTATTCTACCATCAATAATGAATGGTTGAATAAACGCCTTTGAACCAATAACTGCCTCAATAACAGGTTTGAAGTTGTCGTTGATAACAGTAGATCCCCAATCACTACCCTTCTCATTTACATGAACTGCGGTTACTTTACCTCTTATAATTGGAGTAGCAGTAGCATTAGAAGTTGTAATACCTTGTCTACCGCTTATATCAATTGATATAGGAGGATCTTGGAATACATGTACTCCTAATCCATTATTAGTAAACTCGATATAGTTGTCTAATGTCTTAGTTGCAGATAATCTAAATCGATCATCAGTTAGTTTATCAACATAATACTCAGTATTATTGGTTAGACCGCCAATAACACTACCAGTACTTGAATATTTGATTACTTCCTCATTACCAAATCCATGATTCTTGATGTTTATTATATTGGTAAACGTGTTGATTCCTGTTGGTTCGGAATGAACTTCTCTATTATGGAATAAACCTGAGTTTATTACTTGAACTTTATCAACTTTATTTCTTCTAATAGTGGTTTTGAACTTCTGTAATCCACCACCATTACTAGTAATATCAATAGTACCAATACCAGCTAATGCTTTAGTACGTGATTCTGAAAGATGAATTTGGAAATCATCTAATTTTACGACATAGTATGGTGCAGTATCTACCAAATTACCAGGTGTTATACCAATACCAATGGTTGTACTACCGTTTGCATGGTATATAATCTCTTCTCCATCCTTGAAACCATGCGGTTGTGAGAATGCAAACCTATCAGTTGATGTATTGACAACTCCACCAGTAGACGTTGAATCGAATTCAACCTCCTGATGAACGATTTTCATCTTGGCTTTGACTATAGCAGTATCATTATTACCGCCAATAATCCGTACATTAGGTTCTTCTTCGTAATCTAAACCCTCAGTATCAACTAAAACTTCAGTAAGATTACCCTCAACCTGCGCTATAACTGATGCACCAACACCAGTATGACCGTCTTGTGTGACAGCAATGCGTGGTGGATTGATTACATCATAATCAGATCCCGTATTGAGAACCTCAACACTTTCTAAAGGACCATAGTAAATTATGTCTGTAGATTTGTAAGAATATGCTTCTACACCGTTAGCAAATAATCCAACACCACCTTGAACAGTTTTAGTCTTATCTGCAGCAAATTCGGGTTCTCCGAACTTTCTAAGTATCTTTTGTGCTCCTAGTGACGTACCAGAGACTATTGAGGGGGTCAGGAAGTGGGTAGAAATGCCTGATATATCAGATCCACCGAATGCAGTAAGGAATTGCCCTCTACGGACGTTTTCAGCAGTGTATGCTAATTTGACTGTATTATCATCAACTTTCTTGATATAGTATGGCTGATTCTCATTTAGATTTGTTAGAGTGTTTATTCCAGAAGATGTGTACACTACCAAATCACCATCATGTAGATTATGATCAGAAATTCCAATCTCTACAGTAGTTGTATTAATGCCCGAATTGGTGAACTCACGTATCCTCTTTTGCGGATCTATTGACCAATGTGGGAAACTGTTAGAAGCAACATAAAGAGTTTCACTATCAGAATACGTATTCTGAACATCTGCAGTAAACCCTTCTGCGGAAAGTTTTAGTTTTCTGCGAATAGAATACTTCAGATTAGGATCTAAAGTAGGGATATTTACAGAGATTCTCTTTGGAAGAGTATCATATACGAAAGTTACAGAACCATTGGTTACATTTCCAGAAGGATCAATAACCTCAATAAAATCACCTACGTATAGTTGATGTGGAGATGCAAGATCAAGATTATAGTTGAATTGACTAAGAAGTCCAAATCCATCAATAGCATAAGTTGAAGCAGTATTATAGATCCAAGTAGACCACTTCAGTTCATCTTTTGGTTTACCTAATGTCTTTACATCAACTGAAGAATCTTCTTGTTGATTGAGACCAGACCCAACAAACTTACTAAGTACGCCAAGAACATTGAATTGAACCTTCTTAGTTAGATCTCCATCTTCATAAGAATACGCTGCAATACCAGATTTTACAGTTTTCCCTACACCACACTCAGAAGTAAGAGTTGTGATACCAGTAAACTGAGTATAGTTCTTTCCAGTATAATCAAGTGTTCTATCTTCATATGTCAGTGATCCAGTAGTTCCAAAACCAACTGTAGAGTCAACATTTAGTATAGTTCCACCAACAGGAGTAGATTGAGTAAGGAATGTCTTACCTACCTGCTTGAACTTACCAATAGTTGTTCCTCTGGAGATGGAAATCTTATAAAAGTTATTATCTCCAATAACAACACGTTCAATATCATAAATTGAACCACTAGTTTCAAGTGGTTCAGTTGGTTGAATCAAACTTTGACCAGAGATTGCTAAAGGATCTCCACTAAGTAATTCGCATATTAGAACATCATTTACAACATAATCCGCATCAGATGGTCTAACGAGATATTTTGATGGTTGAACCATCTCAACAGTCTCACCATATAATGCACCAAATAATATTTTGAACGCTTCTTCTGTACCTTTTGAATTATAAAAATCTTTCGATTGTCTAATAAAATTAGACTGGTCTAAAGTTATATTGAGATTCCTTTCAGAAAACCCAGGTAGAACCTGCTTCTTCAGTTTCTTCAGAAACTCATTTAGAAAAACATTAGATAAATTGGCAACTCTGGCATCCACAGCATGAGTACCAACACCACTATTAGTAAAAGTAAGGTATTCTGGTTGATTCGTTTTAGAATTGTTTTCAATACCACTGAATCCACGAACACACCCCGTAAACGAAGTAGAAGTGATGCCAGTGTAGGTGATAATCTCATCGCCAATCTTTAAAAGACCCCATTTGTTAGGCCAACCTTTAGTTGAATCAACATAGATGGTTGATTGGAAACCGTTAGCATACTCGGAAACAGAAGTAAATCCTGTTAGATTCTCCGTATTCAGAAAATCTAATCCCTTATATTCTACTAAGTTATCCGCAATATCTATCGTACCTCCCTGAAATTCTTGAGAGATATAATATTGCTTCATAAATTCCCCGAATTGGGGATTTTCGGTATCAAGAGATTCAGGGATTTGACTCTGAATTACCTCATTGATTTTGACCTTGGTAAAAGATGTTGTTATCATTATCGGGTCTTCTTACCGTTTTGGTAACTGGACTGAGTGTTATACCTTGTACCAGATGTATTAGCACCTGATGATATAGAATCTTCTCTCATGTAGAAGTTGCTATTGCTAACATCAAATTGTAAATACAACTCCTTACGTGCAAGAACATCATTTGATTCAGGAATTGCTTGAACTTCAATGATGTTATCGGACTTCATAGTAGAAGTTACATTCACAGTATCTATAATGACTTCACCCTTCTTATAATCAACTGATCCAAAGGTACTTGAGAGAATTTTGATATCAGTATCAGATGTAACTTGGAATAGGAATAAATTTCCTTTATCTGTTCCAGTAATATGCTCATCTGAGAAGTAAACTGTACCTTCTACACCAGATACAGTGAAACCAGTAGATTTGATATTATAGTTACTATCACCACGATAGAATGTATTATCAAAACACAATTCATATTGCGTGAATTGATCTATCTTCGCTACTATATTCCTTCTAATTCTTACTGTAGTAATGTTAGAAGTAATTGAATCTGATACACTATCAATTAGTGCTTGAATCTTACTATATTTGAATCTACCACCAAACTTATTGAGTTCAGCACCAGAACCAAATTGCGTCAGTGATGATATAACATCAGTTTTTAGATTCTCAGGATCACCAATGAAGTTGGCATTGTAATATACGTAACTATCAATTTCAACATAAAGAAACTTTAGATCTATTAGTTCAGGAACAATTCCTGCTACAGAATAGTTCTTTAAAGATCCTAATATCTGTTTTTTAGTAAACTCAGATAAGAATGAACCATTCTTCGGTTTTGCTGCAATATAAACTCTTCCATACTTAGGAGGGTCTAACTCTTCTCCACCAAAAGCACTTATAGATTCAATATTTGGATATACTGAAGGTATAATTGCCTCATAATCAGATGATGTAACCGCCCTATGCTGAGAAGAGTAAATTCTTGGAGCATAATACCGCACACTATTCAATGACTCTATATCATCGCCATTTTCGGATGGATAAGAAGGTGTTAGGAATGCAGTGTAATTATCCTGATCTACATCATCCTGATCTTTGATTTGACCAGCAAAACTGAGTTGAGAAACTCCATTACCATCCTTACCTTGTGTTTTTAGGTAAGAAATATCTATAACATTACCATTAGATAACTTTTTACCGAAAATACCATCACCAAATAATACCTCATACTTCTCATCAGTAGTTTCTTGGATAAGATATATGTTAGATGTGGAGGTAATTCCAATAATATTATCTACAAGTTTGTACTCCGTCTCTGTAGTACTAGCATTGTTTTCTCTTACATTAACTCGTATAGTTGAGGTATCAACACCATCGTTAGGTAGAATGAACCTCTGATTTGGTTGGGAGTCATTGACAACAAATGTAGATTCTAAGTACTGTCCTTGAAATACATCAATAGAACCTTCTGCAACACCGTCAGTTACAGTTGCTGTAACTTTCTCAGGAATAGAGAAGATATAGTTGATGTTAGATACACTTCCATTTCCAATCAATCCTGGTTGGAATGTAATAGAAGTTGAAGTTGTAGTAATACCACTTATGAAATATGATGCTTTTGTCCTTGATGATCTCTTTGAGCGTGGAACATATCCAATATTACGTGCAAGCGATACAACATTCTCCCTAAGAGTCGCAGAATCAATGAAAGTTTCATTGACCACCATATTGGTGTTGTATGCAGTCAGATATGAGTTATACGCTAATAAATTTATTATTACAGATAAGTTAGAACCCTCAAAGTCCATATCAGAAAAATCTGAGTTCTCTCTGAGATAGTCTTTGATTGAGGTCTTTATATCCTCAAAATTTAGGTTTGTAAATTGTTGTAGTGCCATTATAACCTAGCAGGTTCTAATATGAAGTTAATAGATTGTGATGGTGCATTTAGACCAACAATGTCATAAAAAATTGAAACATCCAAACAATTTAGATCTGGATATGATGCCACAGAGACATCTGTCAAAACCACTCTCGGTTCAAAGTTCGTTATTGTTGTCTCTATTTCTGTCTTAATAGGATCAACAAAATCCTCATTTGCCAATTCAAATAAAGATTTAGTAATTCTAGTACCCACAAGTCGGTTGAAAAATACTTCTCCAACCTGAATTCTCACTAAATTTTGCACAGAACGTTTTATCGCATCCTCATTCTTCAGAGTGAGAACATCTTTAGTAACAGGATGTTGTTTGAAAGACAATGAAATGTCTTTAAAACCTTTAGAAAAAGACTGTACTGGCACTAGATTTTACAATCTCCGTATATTTAGTTCTATTTAGAGACAAAAAAAGACCTTCCCCGTAGGAAAGGTCTTTCTCGGATTCTCCGTCGCCTGAGAGTTCAGTCGGATTCCAGGTATTCATATCCCAGATATTTAACTTCTACCTCTTCGGGATGAGGAAATCCAGAGTGATAAAACTCATCGGCTAATTCTTGAGTTACCTCAAGCATCTCATCTTCCGTAGCAGAAGATAACACCTTTTCCCCCTGTACGTATATATCATACAAATCCATGCTTCGTCATGATTCTTTACCTTATCTATATGATTCTAGTTTTCTCATGACCTACACGACACTGAGGGTCACACCATATTTCAAATCCTGCTTTGATAGCATCTAAGCAGAAAGAAACATCTTCCCCACACATATCCTGAACTTCACCTGAATCAAACACCTGCATTTGAGGTGCAAACCAAGGGTAAGTTATTTCCTTATGTTCAAAGACTCCATGCTTGATAAGTAACCAACCAAATCCTGCATAATCAACAGTAAATGGTTTACGGCGTTTTTGAATGCCATCAACCATCTCATGATTCATAACCCCGCCATTTTCCTTGAAATCATCTTC